GTCTGTTGCGCCTCGAAAAATTCGTCGAGGGTGGGGGGAGTCAAGCGCGGTATCGTTGCCAATAGTTATTTATCCAACCAACCGCGGCGTCGCGAATAATCGGACGTTGTATGTCTTGATATGCTCGCTTGATACATTCCTCCTTCGGAGTTGCAACGTGTACGAGTTCGGCGGCATACTCTCGCACAATCTCCTCTCGGTCGAGGCGGTCGGGATACGTGCCGATAATGTATGCGTCTTGCCACTTGCGCCGACGTCCCGCCGTGCGCGCCTCGTTGAGTAAATAATCTCTCACGTTGAAGGCGACGCTCTTTGTTGAGTCGGGTTTGTCATAGAGTCCGCATATACACAACGAGCGATGTATCTTGTCGAGGTCGATAATCAAATCGTGCCTTGTTGCAACTGCACTCACGTACATTTGCTTACCCGCAAACGGCGAGCCATAGACGAGGTATATGTGCTTTTGTCCGACGGTGTGTCCGAAACGTCCGTGTTGGGCGTTGTGGCAATCCTCACATAACACCTCGATATTATCGGGGTTGAGTGTGATATTTACGTCGTCGATGTTATCGAGTGTGAGTTCGATTATGTGGTGCGGTCGGAGTTCTGCAATCTCGAATATTTGCCCGCACCGAGCGCACATACCGCCGCTCTTGACTTTGCACATCTGCGCCAACGACAAATAAGCGTCGGTACAATAAAAGGCGTGTATCGGGTCAAGAGCCATTGTTTATATACCCTCCATATCGGGCGACGTCTTGCCTTGCTCGGCAAGTTCCAACGCCTTGCGGCGGAGTTCGAGTATCTGCGGGTCACGTGCAAACTCGTCGGGATTGCGGTTAATGAGGAGGAATTGTAACATACCTCCGTCGGCTCTTGCAAATCGTTTGTGTTTGGTGGTCTTTGTACCCGTAACGTTTCCCGCCTTATCTTTGATAGTGACGGTCGTTTCCTCCTCGTACTCGTAACCCATAGCCACTTGATACGCACGGTTGATTAAATCGGTGTTACACTCCCGTTTTGCTTTACATAGTATTTCGGCAAATTCGGGGTAATCTTTCTTGTATTTCGCCCACGACGTTTTGCCGACGTGGTAGTATTCCGCGAGTTGTCCTTCGGTGACTCCGCAACGGGCATATTTTTCAATGTCCTTCAAATAAGGTAAAACCTTATTGTCGTACTCGCACGGGACACCGCGTTTTTTCTTTGCCTCGGACGCCTTTTTCGGGGTCTTTTTTGAGGTCTTTTTCGGGGTCTTTTTGGTCTGTTTTTTTGGTGTTTTTGGGGTTTCTCCGTCAATGACGGGGTTTTCGGGGTGTTTCGGCATTTCTTAACCTCCTTTTTGGTCGAGTAAAAATTTTGATATGAGCAAGAGCGGCAATATCGCCAAAACGACGATTACGGGCATACAACACGCAAGCCACGACATCGCGGACGCGCCGCATAATTTGACGATTATAAATATCGCCGAGAGAGGGACACAAACAACCGTCGCGAGCAACGCAACGATGTAAATAATGCTTATAATGCGTTTTAACATCTTTTCAACCCTCCTTTATACGGCTTGATACTCAAAACCGCCCACTTTTCGGGCATACCGTACACACCCTCCAAAATGTGCGTTATTTTGAAACACAAGCGGCGTCCCGTATAGTCGCCGTTTTCGTATTCTCGCAAAATAAGGACGTCGCCGACCTTAAAATCGCGGTCGTTGTACCTATACTCCGCCTTTTTCGCGCCGCTCTTGACGTCGGCGAAGTATTCGGGCAAGATTTTCAACTCGTGTACTTTTAACATTTTTCCGCCTCCTCGGTCATTCGTTCTTTGTAATCGCAACAAATCGACCCGTCGAAACATTCGCACGCCAAGAAATATTGACAAGTGCGGCAATCCTCCTCGGTCGTCGGCTTTGCGGGTGGATTTTCACGGTCAAACGCACGGTACGCAAACAACCGCTCCTTGCGGTCGTGCTTTTGTCGGTTGTTTAGGTGGGTTTTGGTGTCCCTTTCCCAAATACAAACAAAGTCGTCGGGCGCGGTGTACTCGCTAACGATTACGATGTGTCCCGCCTCGCTTTGACGTCTGCACCATTCCCAAAACGCCGCGGTGTCAAATTCTTTGCCGTATCCGATAGAGTCCGCATACGGTGGGTCGCAATAAATAAGCACCGTTTTATGTATCGGGAAACGCAAATCGCGGTAATCGCAACACCCGATTAAGATATTGCGGAGAGAGGGCAACTGCCGCTTAAAATTCGCCTTTGCCTCCTCGAAGTAATTGCGCTCCTTACCGTCCTTTGTTTTTGCAACCGCTCCGTAACACCCGCCGTAAACGCGTGCGTTATAGGACGCAAAGAGGAGTATTGCCGCGCGATACCACGGCGCATATTTGTCGGGGTTGTCCCGTACGTCGTAATATTCCTCTCGGGTCGGTGTTTTCAACGTGTCGAGTAATTGCGGACGCTCGCGGCAAGCCTCGACGAGATTACAAACAAGAGGGTCGATGTCGTTGCCGAGGCGGTATTCGCACTCGATTTTGTCGATAATGTTAAAACCGCCGACAAACGGCTCGACGTACTGCTCCACGTCGTACCGCTCGATAATGTCTTGTAAAAGCGGCACAATCTCCGCCGCGTATTTTGCTTTACTGCCTATGTACTTCACTTTTTCGCCCTCTCTCTTTCTTTCGCCTTGCCATTTTCACGTATAAATACGCTCCCGTGACATAATCGCTCGTTTTGTGTTCAATGTGGGTAATATCATAACCCGCATAAAGCGACTCGAATACATCGACCGCGTTTACGTCGCCTCGGATAATGCGATTAACCTTGCGGCGCGTAAACTTTGTGTCCGCGACCGTGATTGTCGGCTTTTTAAGGTTTTTCGACGCCTTGTATCTCTTTGTGCCTTTGGGGTCTTTCATACAATAGCGCACCGCGCCTTCGTAACCGCTCTCGTCGGCTTGCAATCGGCGGGTTTGAGTTCGCGCGCCGTTGCACCATAGACTTTCCATAACGTCGCGGTCGGGGAAATTCGTTATAACGTGGTGGTGGACTCGGTGCTTGCCTTTTTTCTCGTCGTCCTCAAACTCCGTCCAATACACGTATTTGACGGGAGGAAAACCGTGCTTTTTGGCGTAGTATTTCAATCGGCGGATAAAGTTGCCAAAGGATTTTTCCGCCTCCTCAACCGATTTTGGGAGTTTGCGGGTTTCGTATGTAAACGTACCCCAAATATCCGAGTCGGTGAAATTCGTATTTACAAGACGGATAACGTTTTTGAGGGCATTTTTTGCGTTGAGGTTTTTTTGTGCTTGACGGCTCTTTTTTGCCTTTTTTGCGCGGGACGTTGACGCCCCGTTATTCCATATCGGGTAAATTTCGCACTCCAACACATCGCCGCTCTTAATGGTCTTTGTGCGATACTTTACAATGTGCCTATCGTCGAGGGCGGACAATCGCTCCTCGGAGGTTTCCGCGTACGGGAAAACCTCGTCAAAATCAACGGTAGCGGGGTCAAGGGTATAGTTTCTCATACGTTGCCCGCCTTTTTCCGTTCTGCTAACCACTCTTGCGCGGCTCTATATCGACGCTCGTTGATACGCTCGCGGCGCGTCCTTAAATACGGGTCGTCGTCCCCGCACTCGACACGCAAGTCGTTCAACTCTCTTGTTTCGTGTTCAAATACGGCGTTATAAAGGGCGGTACGGAGGTATGTTTTTTTGTGCTTAATTTCATACGTCGCCTTTTCGACGTTATCCATTACGGCGATAATATCCTCGTGGCGTAACATTTCATAGACGCCACATACAAGAGCGACCGAGAGTTTTTGTCCCGCAATTTGAATTTCCGCGGTCGGAGGGAGCATAAACACCTCGGCGATTATGAGGCATATTTCCTCGGCTTGTGCCTCGTACTCCTCGTCAAAACAACAAATCTCAATTTGTGCCTCTATCCTTGCAAGGTGGTCGCCCAACGTGGGATACCCGACTTGACTTTGACTCCGACCTTGACTATGATTTGTAAAAGCATAATTATTTTTCATTTTTCACCTCTTAAATTCGAGCGTGAAACATAACCGCTCCGTACCTTCCTTCGTCGATAAGATAATACTTCATTACGAGGACGCCAAAAGCCATTTTTTCACCCTCTTTTTTTAATTAAAAAGGTTGACAAATCGCTCGGTATATGGTACAATAGTTATACGGTTTGGTTGATGTTTTCGCGTCAATCCGTAGGGGCGTTTCACAAGTGCCATTGTGTCGCCCCGCTTTTTCTTTTTGTGCATTATTCGTCGTCGTGAGTGTTGCTCGCGGCGGCTTTTTCGCTTGCCTCGATTTTGTCGAGCCTCGCGGCGAGTTTATCGACCGCGTGGCGCACAAAGTCCGTAACGCTCAAATATCCCAACTTGCGTAAAGACTCTTTGTCAAATACGCGCTCGGCAACGTCGCGCGGGATTTCGACCGTAAGATTATAAAAAGGATTGTCCGCACGGCGGCGGCGCGTCCTCTGCGTGTGTGGGTTTACGCCCTCCGAGGGCGTTGCAACGGGTGTATCGGACGGTATCAAGTCAAGTTCGCGGCGGTCGTAGATGTCGAGTACATCGCACGATAACGCCTTACAAATACCGTCGAGGGTGGGTTTATTCGGTAAACAGATACCGTTTACAATCTTGCTTAAAAGGGGTTTATCAACGCGAGGGTCGGAGCGGCGCACGCCGTCCAACACCTCTTTTTGCATAATACCCTTGACAAACATTACTTCTTTATACTTTGGCACGGTGTCTTACCTCCTTTTGCGCCGTGTTCTTGATATGCTCAACGGCAAAGAGGGCGGCGACATCGTGAAGGGGTCTTTCCTCGGACGGCGTGAGTCCGCTTGCGCCGACCGCCTCCGCCGCCTTGATGTAAAGAGGGACGGACGGGAGAAAATCTCCCGTCGGTGTCCTTAATGCCGTTACGCCGATTTGTATGTATGTTTCCTTTGCCATTGTAAGCCTCCTTGTTACTCCCTCTCGGTGGTGATTTTATAACCGTATCGTTTGCACAAGCGACCGAGTTTTTTAATAAACCGCGAGGGCGTTTTCATATCTGTGCGTATTACATATTTTGTCGAGCCTTTTATGCGCTCAAATTTGCCCGTCATTTCGACGTTGATTTCGACCGTTATATTTGTCGGTGTCGCCATATCAAACCTCGACCTTCGCGCCGTCCGAGTACGTAAAGGCGATAATCAACGTACCCTTGCTATTTGCGGAGATTGCAACCTTCATACGTGCAAACTTAAATGATACCGTCAACACGACGCCGTCGAGGACGGCAACGCCCGCGTTGAAAATAGTGTCGTAAAGGTCGCCTTCGAGGTTGACTCCGCGACTCTCGCAATACGTCGAGAAGTCGTCGAGTTTTTGGCGCAACTTGACGATGTTCTTTTCGCGCTCGCGCTTTTTCTCCAACTCCTCTTGATAACGGCGCGCCTCGTAGCACTTGCAACGTATCGTCGCCGCCTCGTTTGCCTCCTCTTGACTCTCGTAATCTCCGACGGGCAACTCCGCACTTCCGCAAAAGCGACAAGTCGGGTAAAACGGTAACATACCGTCGGCGTCCCTCTCGTTGAGGGTGTTTTCTTTATCAATCATTGTTTGAGTCCTCCGTAACTCCGAGTTTTTTATCAATGTTTTGTCTTTCCACGACCTCGACAAAACGTTTTGCGACCGCGATTGCCGCAAAGTGTGAGTTTTTGCGTTTTTCCTCCTCTGTGAAACGACGGAGTATATAGCCGCTCTCCGTTTCAAGGCGTCTTATTTTCTCTTTTGCTTTTTCGACACACTCGGAGAGGTCGCCCCAATACTCAAAACCGTCTTTGGTTTTTCTAGATCCGCACTTACTTCGTCCCATTTTCGCCGCCCTCCTCAATTTCCTTCAGTAGTGCGGCGCACTTGTCGGAGTCCGCGTTTATGTCCTCGACTCTCCTATTGTTGCGCTCGATACGGCGGCGTAAAAACTCTTTGAGCATTTCGACCGCCTCCACATAGGAGGTTGCAAGTCTTTTATCATAAAGACTCATTTCCGATTTGCGGACGGTATTCGTAAAACGGCGTCCGTCGGGTAATACTTTTGTGTTTGTTATAACGTAAGTTTTCTCGGTTTCCTTTACGACGTCGTACTCGGTGATTTCTCCCAAATGCCACAACGTATCAAAACCGTATAATTTTTGGGTTTGGTTTGTTGTTTCTGCCATTGTGATTACTCCTTATTTATAAAAATCAATTTACGGGGAATACTTCGCGCGGGGCGGCGATAACGACGCTATTGTTGTTTTTGCCAAGAAGTTCGACTTGCAAAAACGGCTCGTTTTTGTCGTCCCTCCGATAGATAAGCGCGGTAATACGGCGATACTCAATATCGCGATGTTTGACGGGCGCGCGGGTGCGCCACGCCTCCTTCAGTTCGTCAACGGTCATATAATGCCTCCGTCCTCCGCAAAAAGGTCGTCGGGGGATTTCCATTTTTGCCTATCTTGGTAATACTCGCAACAAACGCAATCCTCGCCGCCGCACGCGGCACATCTGTCCGCGTCCTCTTGCTCGATACGGGCGAGGTCGTTTATAATCTCACGTTGTAAGGCGGTGTATTCGTTTGCAAATTTCGGTTTGCTCATACGTCGCCTCCCTCTCCGTGGTCGGACGGGATAACCTCGGTAACAATGTTAAGTCCGTTTGCGACTGCCTCGTGTCGCACATCGGCGTATTTGTCAACGTGTCCGCAAGGGTTAGTCCATTTATGCACGCTTAAATACTGCGAGCCGTCATACGATAAACCGCCGACGGGTTTGCCGCGCGGTTTCCCGCATTTCGGGCATATCCAACGAAGGCGGACGTGTATGCCGTGTATTCCTCCGTGGTTATCACAAGAGGGGATATAAACGGTTTGTATCGGCGCGGCGTCCGCGTCAATATCGGGCGCGTCCCTCTCCAATAATTCGGGGTTGTCGTGTACGTTTCCGATAATGCGGTATGCGTAAATGCTCTCCGCCGTTTCGATAACGTTGTCGATGTCAAGAACAAAACGCGCGGAGTCGTCGTCCCAACGTACAATACCGACCTCGTAACCGTCCATATCCGAGATAATGTCGCCGTCAAACGCAATCTCTCCGTCGCAATCGGGCAAGCCAACGCAACGACCGACCGTCTTTGCGAATACCTCGCCGTAATAATAGATGTAAGTTGATACGGTATCTCCGTCAACCATTTTGACGAGATTACCGAAAACCCAATCTCCCTTTTTGTGAGGGAGATTGTCGGTTTTGAGTTTCGCGCGGTATATATCCTCGTGTAAGTTCAAGTTTTCGCGGTATTGAGTAATTGTCATTCTGCCACCTCCACAAACGCGTTGCGCTCTTTTTCGTATCTGTCGTCAAATACCAATCCCCATTTTTGCAACTCGTCCTCGGGCGGCTTGACGTCGTACGTTACCTCGCCTATCTCTTTTGAGCCGTCAAGGTAAGTTTCATAAGATACAAACCCGCGTGGGATACAACCACTCGTCGGCGGTCGGTGTGTGCAAAAATATCGGTATTTGCCGCGCTCCTCGTAACCTTTGCGTATCATTTCCGTATAGTCGGTCGCTTTGATTACCTTGTCGCCGATACGCTTTTCGTACTTGTTGACCGAGAAAAAATACCAACTCACGCAATATACGGGGTCGCCGTATTCGTCGGTTTCAATCGTGGCGGAAAAATGCTCCTCGGTTTGATACATCGCGTTATCGTATGTGCGGTATCCGCGCTCGGTTGAGTGCATTTTATTACTACTGTAACTATCCTCGTAATACTCGACTTCCTCTCCCGCTTTGATTTTTTCAACGGCGGAGGCAACCTCGGGCGGTATATACGTGCTTACGGTTTCGGTGTACTCTTTAATAAAACGTTTTGCGAGCCGTCCGAGGATTTGAGGAGATACGGGCAACGGGTAGGATTTTTCAAAGGTCTTTTCTATCATTTCGCCACCTCCGCGTAATGCGCGGCGATTTCCGCGAGTTTTTTATCGGTGAGCCGAGGCAACGACCGCCCCGAGCCGCGGCAAAGGTGACAAATGCCGTCGTCAACCTCCGTATAAGCGACCGAGCGGGCGTAACTGCCCGAGCCGCCGCAACGTCGGCAAGTTGTACCAAAATCGCGTGCAATCTTGCGGCGCGCCATACGGACGATAACTTCGGGGGATTTGAGTTTTGCGGGGTCTTTGTCGCACAACGTCGGATAAACCGCGTCGCAAATCTTTTTGTCGAGGTCGTCGAGTCTGTCAAAACGGATTTTCCACAATTCGCCGACTGCGGCGTCGCCGACGTATTCCTCAATAGGCACGGCGGACGTGTCGGGAGCGTTAAAAAGGCTCGTTTGTCCCTCTGTTTGATAACGATATTTCAAGGGAGAGCGTGAGTAAATCGTCAATTTGTTTTCCGTCATACCTTAAAACCCTCCGTCGTCACGATAAATTTGCGGTGGAGGACGTTGCGGGTGCGGGCGATATAAACCTTTACGACGCCGTTAATGCGTGATACGGTAAACGCCTTGATTGATTTCGGAGCGGCGGCGACGTGGTCGAGTACGTCCGCGATACGCTCGTTTGCGACGGGTTTGCCGTCGATAAATACCTTTGCGGGTGTGCCAAAAGCCGTAAAGGGGTTTGTTTTGGTGCGGTTGGTTGCTTGCATTTCGTAATCCTCCTTTATTCCATAGCCGTTGAGAGGTTGTCAAGGGCGTTGTCGATGTTGTCGAGTGCTTCTTCGAGTGCCGAGCAAGCGTTTTCGGCGGTTTCGTATCGCTCGCCGCTCTGCATATTCTCGGGGATATTGTCCTTGTATTCCTCCTCCTCGTCTTTGACCTCCTCTATGAGGTCACGTATCGCGGACAACTGCGCCGCAATTTCGTCGATTGTTTTGCGTCTTGCTTTGTTCATTTTCGGGTTTCCTCCTTTATTTTGTATTTTTCTTTTCAATGCCGACAAGATAATCGAGCGAGGTGTGCAAAACGACCGCGAGTCGCTTTGCCACGGGTAAAGACGGGTTTTTTTCGCCGTTCTCGATATACGAGTACGCGGGTTGACTTAACCCGAGTTCGCGGGCGACTTCTGCTTGCGACATTCCCGCCGCCTCGCGTGCTTGTTTGAGTCTTTCGCCTAACATTTTACTAACCTCCGTAATTTTTTTAATTGTTTTTGCGGTTTTTATAACTCTCGGTTATTGACAAGCGTAATTATTTTTGGTATAATACAAATGCCACTCTATATTACATCAAAACTCCGCTTGCCAATTACCGAGCGGGGTTATGGGGTGTTTTTACGCCTAACTCCATAACCTTGCTTATATTTTATTACACATTTGCGTAATTGTCAAGAGGTTTTATGTAATTTCCCGTAATTTTTTTATTTTGAGGTGTTTTTATGGAGATTACACAAAGAATTTTTGACCTTTTACAACAACAAAACAAGAAACAATCCGATTTGGCGCGCTTTCTCGACGTGAGAGTTGCAACAATATCGGAGTGGAAACGCAACCGTTGTACGCCCTCCGTTTCCGTCATAGGGAAAATTGCCGAGTTTTTGGGTGTGTCCGTCGATTACCTCGTTACGGGTAAGGAATACGCGCCCGCTCCCTCTCAAACGGTAAATCAAGGGATATTCGGCGACCGCAACCACAACAACACCGTTACTATCAACGGCAACGGCGCGGTGGAGATTTCCGAGTTTGAGTCGGAGTTGATACGTATTTGCGCGAGCCTTGATATTCGCCGTAAAAATGCGCTTTTGACGTATGCGTACAAACTCGAAAACGAGATGTCCGAGGGAAATTAAAAAGCCTCCCGTCATACGGAAGGCAATTATAGGAGGTTGCAATTATGATTGATATATTAAGTATGTTTGGTATAAAGAGGACTAACGAGCGTGAGTTTAAGGGCAAAAGCCTTTTATCGTTGCTCGACGATTACGTTGTCGTTGACCTCGAAACAACGGGTCTTATGCCCTCGTTTGACGGCATAATCGAGATAGGCGCGATACGATATGCGGGCGACGTCGAGGTTGCGCGTTTCCACTCCTTCGTATCGGCGGGCGTCCCTCTCGACCCGTTTATTGTTGAGCATACGGGAATTACCGACGCTATGTTGGAGGGCGCGCCCGAGATAGAGGAGGCGTTGCCGCGCTTGCTTGAATTTGTCGGCGACTCCGTCCTCGTAGCGCACAACGCAAATTTTGACGTTAATTTTATATACGACGACGCGGCAAATCTGCTCGACGTGAAATTTTCAAACAACTTTGTCGATACAATGAGGCTCGCGAAAAAATGCGGCTTACCCGTCGAAAATCATAAACTCGTTACTCTTGCGGAGTATTTCGGCATATCGCAAGACGTCGCGCACCGCTCCGCCGCCGATTGTGAAACAACGCACGCGTTATATGTTAAACTGAAGGAATACATAACCGCAAACGGCGTATCGCTTGCGTCCAAGCATTACGACGGCTCTATATCGGGTATTACCGCCACGACAACCGACATCGACCCCGACAACCCGTTTTACGGCAAGGTGGTCGCGTTTACGGGGACTCTCGAAAGTATGCAACGCAAGGACGCGGCGCAACTCGTCGCAAACCTCGGCGGCATTTTGGGCGACGGCGTAACAAAGAAAACAAACTTCCTTGTTTTAGGTAATTTTGACTATTGCTCCACGATAAAAGAGGGCAAGTCAAACAAGCATAAAAAGGCGGAGCAACTTATCCTCAAAGGACAAGACCTTCAAATTATCCCCGAGAGCGTATTTTTGAGTATGGTTGCGGAGGATTGATATGCAAAACGCGGTAATATACGCCCGTTATTCCTCCCACGGGCAAAACGAGCAAACAATCGAGGGGCAAATCCGCGTTTGCTCCGAGTACGCGCAACAACACAAATTGCGCATCGTTAATATCTACATCGACAAACACAAGACGGGTACGGACGTCAACCGCCCGCAATTCCAAAAAATGATTGACGACGCGGCGACGGGTGCGTTTACGCACGTAATCGTTTATATGATTGACCGTTTCGCCCGTAACCGCTATTACTCCACCGTGTACCGTTGGCAGTTGCAACAACAAAATATACGCGTCGTATCCGCCACCGAGAATATCTCGGAGTCGGAGGAGGGCGAGTTTTACCAAATGTTTTTGGAGTGGAACGCCGAAAAATACTCGACGCGCCTATCAAAGAGAGTTCGCGAGGGTTTGACGACGTCGGTTGCAAACGGCACGTTTGCGGGCGGGTATCTTATATATGGATATAAAAAGGAAGGCAAGCGCGTCGTCATTGACGAGGCGGAGGCGTCAATCGTCCGTTACTTTTTCGAGGAGTACGCAAGCGGCGTACCAAAAAAGGACATCGCCGAGGCGTTAAATGCTCGCGGCGCACGTTATCGCGGTAAACCGTGGCGCGGGCGTGATTTCGATAAAATGCTAACCAACGCAAAGTACACGGGTACGTTTGAGTTTGGCGGGCGGCTCTGCGCCAACACCTACCCGCAAATTATCGACAAGGCACTTTTTGACAAGGTGCAACGTCGCGCACAACAAAACAAATACTTCTCGGGCGCAAACTCCGCTCGGATAACCTACCTTTTACAAGGTAAATTATATTGCGGTCATTGTGGCGCAAATATGGTCGCGGACGGCGGCACGAGTAAGACGGGCGCGGTTTACCATTATTACGCTTGCACGGCAAAGAAAAAACGCCGCACTTGTACCAAGCGCAACGAGAAAAAAGACTTTTTGGAGTGGTATGCGACCGAGCAAACCGTCGCGTATCTTTCCGACCCGCGCCGCGTCGCTCTTATTGCCGACGATGTTATTGCGTACTATGAGTCCCGCACCGATACAAGCGAGATAAAGCGCATAACGGTCGAGCGCACGAGGATACAAAAAGAGATTGACAACGCGGTCAATCTTATGGTATCGGGCGTATCTCCCGAGGTCGTAAAGACGCTCGATAAAAAGATTGTGGAGTTGACCGCACAACTTAACGACCTTACCGAGTATCAAGCGAAGTTGGAGTTAGAGCGTGGGTTGCAAGTTCGCCGCGAGGATATAATCGCGTTTGTGGCGGAGTTTATACGAGGCGACCTCCACGACAAGGAATTTCAAAAACGCATTATTGACAACCTCGTCAATGCGATGTATATTTACGACGACCGCGTCGTGCTATACTTTAATATAAGCGGTGGACGCGAAACGGCGTTTATCGGCAAAGAGGATACCGACGAGGCGTCGGGCGTCCCTCTCGACGATAATAATAACGCGCACGCGGGCGCGGGTGGAAGTGTTCAAACTTTAACCCCACCACTCCGCCAAGAGCGACAATGTTTGAACACGCCGACAATACGGTATATTTTCGTACGTGGCGTCGCGGGCATTGTCATTACAAGAGAAAAAGGCAACCAATAAAACGGTTGCCTTTTTCGTTTTTATTTGCCTTGCAATTTATCGACCGCCCACCGCAAAAAATCGGCTTTCGACATTCCCGCCGCCGCGAGTGCGGCGGTTACTCTCTCGTATTCGTCCGCTTTAAGATTGACCGCAAATTGCTTGTGTTTGTCTTTGACCTTCTCGGCGTACCTTTTGTCCGCCGCCTTTTGTGCCTCACTCCTCGCCACGGTTGCACCTCCTTATATTGCGTCGCTCGCGGCGACAAATTCCTTCAGCGTATCAAAGGTCGGACAATCCGCCTTTGTGATATTGAACGACACGCCGACGTTGCCGAGGGACGTTGTAAGCGTCCAACCCGTCGCGGTTTCGTTGACGGTGTAAACCGTCCCGTTTTTCTCGATAGTCATATTGTACCTCCTTAATCGTACTCGTCGCTACAATGCGACTCGTGCGCTTTTACACCTTCGACGTATTTTTTATATTGATTGACAAACCCTCTCAAACGGTCGCGGCAGTATCGCGCCGTGCCTTGCGGACTATGAATATTTCGCGCCCCTCCGCCGCTCGGGTTGTGTAGGTCGTTATATTGCAACGTGCCTTCGGTGCTATACATACTTAATTGATAAGCGCACTCGGCAACAAGGTCGCGTATATTCCACTTGTTTTTATTCTCTGCGTCCTCGGTATCCTTTGTGCCGATAGTCAAAAAGTCAAGGGCGCAATCGTACATTATGTCGTTGTATTTTTGTTTTGCTTTTTCAAAATTAAACATATCAAACCTCCATTTTTTAGGGCGGTTTTGCCGCCGCCCTCGGCGATGTTGTCAAGCGACTTTTATTTCGTAGGTCGCGAGGTTGTTTGTGTACCCCTCAACTTCGACTTCGTAACGGTCTAACCGCTCATAAGTTGCAACGCGCATTTTCGCCGCCTCCTCGGTGGGGAGGGTTTCGAGATAATGCCCGTTTATCCAAATTTCATACTTTGCCTTTTTCATTTTTTGCGTCCTCCTTATTGACAAATAAAATAAATTTGTGGTATAATAGGACTTACGAGGGGCGGTTGCACCCGCCCGCTCTGCCTATCGGCGATTATTTATCGCCTTTGGGTTTTGCTTTCGCCTTGCTTGCCTTCGGCTTTTTGAGGGTGATTGTAACTTTTACACTTGCGACGGTGTCGTTACTTTCAACCGCTTTTGCCAAGTCTTGCAAGGCTTTTGTTATGTTTTTCATAACTGTTTACCTCCTTTCCTTTACTGTATATATTATATCATATCTATATGATATTGTCAATAGTTTTTCGCAAATTTCTTTGAAAAATTTTCAATTATTTTTGATATAAAAACACCCTCCGACGTGGAGGGTGTTTTGCTATTCAATTAAAGTATTTTTCACCGAGTCGGGACGCCCAACCTTCAAACCATATCGAGTCATAAGGCGGGAGCGTCGCGCCGCGTCCGCGGTGCTTTACCCACTCGCGCCACCAATAACGGACGGCGGAGGGGATACAAACAACAAAGGGCATAAACACGCCGAGGATAATGTTTTGTATCGCGTGTCCCGCCTCGTGCTTTTTGGTGTGGAGGCTCGCGCCGCGACTTACCACAAAAAACGCGCCGAGTTCAACTCCGCCCCAACCGTACCCAACCTCAAAATAAATAAGGTGGTGGAAACGGTGCGGGCGATGTCCCGTACAAATCAAGACGAGGGCGACAACCGCGCCGATTGACGTCATAATCGCGCCCCACGTGCAAGAGATAAGCCAAAACAAAATTACTTTAACTTTGCTCATTCCGTCACCTCTGCCGCGGGAGCGGTCGCGCCGTTTTTAAGGGTGTAAATTTCCGCCTCGATAGAGTTTTCGACCCACGCGTCAATATCGCCAAAGTTCGCGGCTATGTATGCGCGTACTTCCTCGGACATCTGCGCTTTTGCGGTGTCCGCGGCTTTGCGTAGCGCGGTAATCTGCGCGTCCTTCGTCCAAGCGTCCGTACCCTTGATACTTTCAACGTAGGTTTGGAAAGTCGCCTTCACGGACGACGTAACCGCCGACGTTGCCGCGCCCAAGAGTTCGCGCGCCTTTTCATTCTTGACCTTCGTGTTTACAAGGGTCTTGACCTTTGCCAATACCCAAGAGCCGAGCGCGGTTAAAACAACAACCGCGACGTCAATTACAAGTTTCTGCCAATCCATTTTTTATACCTCCGCTTTCGCTTTATTTTTGCACTCCTCGCGGTACATCTGCAAGGCGGCAAATTCTGCTTTGTATTTCTCGTTTTCGGGGTCGGAGAGATAGTTGTTAATAATCGCCTCGACCGCGCTTTGCGAGTATTTCTCGCGCACGTATGCGTCAACGAGTCGCGCATACTTTTCGTCCCTCGTTTCGCCGTTCTCCGCATAATACCAAAGGTCGGCAAAATGCTCGGCGGCGTACTCGGGTGTGATTGCCTCGGACGTGATAAATGCGACCTCGTCGGCGGTGTAAACGGTATGCTCGACGCCTTCGTCGGAGCGCACCTCGGACGCGATGTTGTCGTGTAAAATCACGCGAGTTTTGCCGTCGGGCAATCTTTCGATGTCAACGGCGTTAAAAGGTGTGTTTTTTTCTGCCTTACACATAGCGGTAAAACCTCCGTTTATATTCTTTCAGATTTTTGAGCCTTGCAAAGTGAGAAATAACCTCTTTTGCGATGTTGTGTAAACGTTTGACTTCGAGTTTTGCCGCGACGCGCTTTGAGTGCGAGTTTTTAATATACCCGTAATACGCGATAATCGCGTATGCGCGTTGCAAACACATCGAGCCTCCGTTGCTTACTTCCGCCGCCGCACGCAAGTATTGACGCCGCAAGCGCAAAAATATCCGCTTGCGTATCGTTACATATCCGCGGTGTACTTGATAGCCTCCTATGTCAAAATAAGGGCAACCGCGCGCCGCGGGCGACGGCTTACATCGTCGCTTTTTCTCCTCCTCAAAACTCAAAAATGCGGTTTTCTTTCCGTCTTTGAGTCCGAGTTGCATTTGACACCCCAAAAAGGCGTTGACCGCTCGGACGTCGCGGTTGATATCTGCCTCGCGACTCCCAAAATACCCGAAGTCGTCCATAAAGGATACCGCCGCTTTTATCAAGCACGTTTTCTTACCTCGTTTTTCCTTGCTCTGCCCGAGGGCGTAACGTAGGACGTAAGACATAAGGTAATTAAACAACCACGCGTCAAGGTATCCGCCGATAATAAGGCAACCTTCGGGCGACATTCGCGCGAGTGCCTTTAATAGCGTGATTATCCACGTCGCCGACGGTATCTCTTTTTCGATAACCTCGATAATAACGGAGTACATCGTCGTTTCGTACGCGTGTGTAACGTCGGTCTTTTTGGCATATCGGATATTTGAGGACTTTTTGCGGAGGATTTTTACAACGTGCTTTTTTAACCCCGTTTGTCCGCGGTTTGGTATGCTCGCATATTGACACGGCAATATTTTCGCGTGAAATAGCGGCATAAGCGCGAGCGCGGCAAGGTGGTCGAAAATTTGGTGAAATATACAACAATAAGCAATCTTGCGTACTTTTTGACTCATACCGTCCTTCTCGTATCGAAAAACGACGGGGTCGAGTTCGAGGGCGTTTTCGTCGCCGTCGAGTAACCGTTCTAAACGATTTTGTATCTCGTATCCGATGTTGACAATAGCCTCGTTTTTGAGGGCGCATTTACCGCCTTGTGCTTGCTCTGCAAGTATCGCGCGTTTTGATATGCCCGCATATTCCTCGACGACGCTTGATACGTCGCGGCGCGCCCACTTGCCCTTAAAGCAATCGCGGACGGCGCGAAAACATAACGCGTCGGTCAACTCTCGGTATCTTTGTTTCATAAATACAACCTCGCTTACTGATTTTATAGACAAAGGGTTTTCGGTTGACCGCCACTCTTAAAGCAGATAGGCGGAGTATTACTACCAACCCCGCGCACGCCTCTAAAAGACGCACGCTCCCGTTTGACGGGGATTGCGGTTTTCCTTGATTTTAGCCTTGCGGCAAGGGCGTTATGAAGTTATAACCTTTTATAGGTCAATAATAAAATCAGTAATCCACGGCACGCCGTTCCAATTCGAGTTCGACGGAGCATTGTTACCATTCTCACAAGCAAGACCGCCATTCGTGACACCATTGTTCAAGTTACCGAAACGCCACGGAGAGCGGACGCCCGCGGAGTTCGTCCCGTAGAAGGCGGCGCGCCACAACATAACACCCTATTTAATTTTAGATTGCTTTTGCATTATAAGGGGTCTTGCCCCTCTGTTTAGGCGTTACCGCCTAACCATTCACCCCGCTTTTTCTCCGCTCCCGTAAGCCACGGCACGCCGTACCAAACCGAGACCGACGGAGCAATGTAACCATACTCACAAGCAAGACCGCCATACGCGACACCAGAGTTCAAGTGACCGAAACGCCACGGAGAGCGGACGCCCGCGGAGTACGCCCCGAAGAAGGCGGACTTGTAGTAACCCGAGGACGAGCCGCCGAGAGTCTGCGGGAATAAAACGGGGGCATTGATATTGACAAAGTCCTTGACATAGTGCCACGCGTTGGTAACACCTTCAAGGCGTATGCCCGTATCAATGTAATCCGCGGTGATACTGCCCGCGATTTTTGCGCTATCGCGGCACTCAAACACGGCGTAATCAAAACCGCCCGCCGCGTTTGCGGTAACGTTGTAAAGGACGTCAATGCCGATAAAGTACGCACCGATTAAAACCTCCATACCCGCAACGCGGAGAGGATACTTCGCGGAGGTCAAGGACACGGGCGACCCGTCGAGGTGATTGCCCGCAATATCCTCGGTCGCACCCGTATCCCACGGCGCGGAGGATACCCACGTCGTCGCGGTGGTCGTGATAGGCTCGTCGAGGTCGAGAGTGATTGCGCCGTACGACGTGCCGTCGATTTCCACCGTTTCGACCGAGAGGACTTTTACGGCGTGTTTCGAGAGATTGTACGCCGCCGCAACACCTCGGTCGGGTGCGCTTTCTGCGGAGTTGTCACCGACGATAACGTTTGCACCGACAATATAACTCGACATCTGCGCCGCCGTCACAATAACGCGCATTGTGTCCGCCTCGGCGACGGATACCTTGTGTTGGAAATTGTAGTACAAACAACCGTTTGCAATATCGGAGTTTTCTTTGTTGAAGTGTCGGTGTTGCCACTCGGACAACGCCCATTTTGCATTTGCGTCCGCTCCGACCGCCTCGTTTGCGTTCCACTTGCGAGCAAGCGTCAACGCCGCGGTGGAGGAGATGTAATTTTTCGGGCGACGATGTGCGCCACTTGTCAACTTTGTGCCGTCGTCGGTCATTACGCCGCCGAAGGACGCGTGCCACGTGAGGGCGCGAGGGTTGCCGTCAAAATCAACGTTGTTGTTAAACGGTGCATATCCCTCGGCATAGTTCGCACGCCAAGACTTGATAAGATACTCGCCGTCGTCCGTTTCCTTGTACCACGGGGAGAGTTGGAAGGTGTAAACGGGCGCAAGATTTCCCGTAATATCGAAGGCATCGTCCACGCCCTCGATTGCAAGGACGTCCATTGTGCCGTCGTCAAGTGAGAGCGCATTTGCGCGCACGTACCACGTGATACGGTTTTCGGTCGCCCAATCCTCGCCGTCCTTTCGGGTAACACCGTCGGCGTCAAGCCAAGAGTTGGCGTTTTCGACAACGCCCGCGTCGGTTGCGAGGACTTGCGCCTTCTTGTCGGCGAGCCAATCAAGGGGCGTACCCTTGCTATCCGAGGATACCGCGGAGGAGTAAAAGCGTACCGTGTGCGTTTGGTTGTTGTTAAGCGCGAGCATACGGAAAAACCTTTCGAGTAACGCATAACGGGTAACTTCGCCGTCGTTCGCGGCGTTGTACCACGCCTTAAACGTTTTGGTTGTGTTGGTATCGTTGAGGAGTGCCGCGAAGTATTTGTCCGTACCCTCAATAAGGTTTGCAATATCGACCTTGCGGACACAATCGTCGGGGTCGATAGGCTTGTCGGTTTTGAGGTTGTTATTTGCGTTATACGTCGGGATTGCGGAGGCGGTCGGGGTGTTTGTTACCTCCTTTGCGCTCTGCGTCGCGCCGTTATAAACGTACGCCTCGGTTTTCTTGCCGTCGTTGCTCCTTTTATCAAGTTTAGCGGCAAGTGTAGCGGCGCGGGCGTTCTCTGCCTCCACGCGCTTATTTTCCGCCTCGACACGGGTGGACTCTGCCGATACACGGGACGCCTCGGCGGAGGCTCTTGCGGTTTCCTCCGTCCCTCTCGCCGTTTCATTTGTTTTACGGGTGGACTCTGCGGAGGCACGTGCGGACTCTGCATTTGCCCTCGCGATTTCCGCCGCCTTACGTTCACCTTCAGCGTCGGCGCGGGCGGTTTCTGCCTCCCCTCTCGCCGTTTCGTTGTTCTTGCGGGTGTTCTCATTCGATACGCGCGTTGACTCGGCGGACGCCCTTGCGGTTTCCGCTGTCCCTCTTGCCGTTTCATTTGTTTTACGGGTGGACTCTGCGGAGGCACGTGCGGACTCTGCATTTGCCCTCGCGGTTTCCGCCGCCTTACGTTCACCTTCAGCGTCGG